TTTCGCATATAACGCTGTCGATCATCGACCAACGTGTCACCTATGGCCTTGATGTACAAGGACTTTTTGGAAGCCTGACAGCAGATAACCCTCTGTTGGTGACCGAACATCTTCTTCGCCCAATCACGTTTCTGGTTGTTGTCGGGGTCCATTCCCTGCGGAATGCCAGTCAGGATCGGCGGCTCAAGATGCTTGACCGCATTGTACAGGTCCATTGCTCCAGGCATTGGCTGGAGGTTCAGGAAGAAATTCGGGTCTGAGTTGATGGTCTCCCAAAACTTCGCAGTGCCATACTTCTCTTCGAAGAGGCTCGGTCGCATCCCGCCACAGAGGATTTCAGCGGACAAATCAAAGTCCGCAAGAACTCCGTCCATGTCGATATAGAGCGTGTTTTCGGGTTTCCATGTCATTCGTAAATGGGCCTTTTTTGTTCGTCGTGTCTCAGATGGTAGCGAATTTTACGCCACGGATATCTGCTAAGATCAGGCCCATGCAAAGTGATCGGCCTATAGTAAACCTCTCCGTATGTCGGCAAATCCTCGAAATTCGTATGTCCATAGCCATCGAATTGATATCGAGTCGTGCCGAGAAGCTTGAGAGCTTCGGCCTTCGTGCGGGCATGGACGGCTGCATAATTCGTACCGTCGAGGTTGATGATGTAGCACTTGAACATATAAATACCTCTAGCAGACCCTCAACCCTATGTCAAGGACTTTTTATGGCCGCTCTCGATAGAGACCCGATTTCAACGAACCTTACAAGCCCATTCAGTTGGGTCTTCAACATGAAGCGAGCACCATCTCTCTCATACTTTTGCCAAGCTGTCAAGCTCCCTGATGTCATTCTTGATGCTCCAGGGGCTCCTTCACCATCGATACTTGTACCCGAAGTACCTGATCACATTAGATATTCTGACGTTACGATTAATTTTATCGTGGACATCAATTTTCAAAATTGGCAGGAAATCCTCAACTGGATGCGTGGAATTGCAAATCCAAGCGGCAAAGGCATAGTCTACACACAGCTTGAGGGAGCACCAAAGACTTCTCCATATCAGCTTTTCAGTGACGTATCAGTCATCCAATTGGACAGTCAAAACAATCCCTTACTCTATTGGGACTTCAAACGATGCATCCCTATCAACCTGACTGGTCCAAAGTACGACGCCACACTAACTGATGTGAATTATCTAACTTCTGAAGTCACCTTCAGAATAACCAACTTCGATATCGGAGTCGTTGGTGGAGGGTCTTGACATAATTGATAACTTCGTGCTACAATGCAAGGTTTAATGAAGCACGAAGCTAACAAAAGGATTATATAATGTTGATATCTGAAATCATGGATAGTTGGGAAATTGACTCCGTAATCAATAAAGCCCACCTAGCGGATGAGGCTCTTAAAGGTGGGAAGCTCCACAGCAAGTACATGAACATCCTAGTTCGAGAGAACATGGAACTTCATAAGAAGAAGACCGAATACAATACCCTCCTGATGGACAAGTACATCTTATACACAGAAGGGGCTCACGATCTGGAGACTCAAAAGGCTCATCCTTATCTTCCCAAATCAGGCAAGATACTGAAGAGCGAAGTTGAGAAGTACCTTAACGCAGACGCAAGCATGATCGACATGACACTGAAGCTTGCGGCCCAACAGGAGAAGGTGGACCTTCTCAAGTCGATCATCAAATTCATCGAGAAGCGTAGCTTCGACATTAACAACGCCATTGACTTCCAGAAGTTTCAGGCAGGAGGAAGGTAATCACTGTTAACAATTAATCAGATAAATCAGGTCTATGTCCGAATTGAAGGCATGGACGATGCCCAACGTAAAGAAATCGAAAGTCGCTTTTCATTCAAGGTTCCACACTACGTACCGAGTAAGGCTCAGTTCGCATGGTTAAAGAGACGACAAATGAAGCAACCTCTGCTCACGGAGAGCGGGTGCTTGCCTATTGGTCTCATGCCAGAACTGACGATGTTCCTCGACAAGAACGAGTATGAGTATAAGATTGACGGTAATTTCGGAACGACTAGCTTCTCGGAAGTAGAAGCCCTGGAGTTCATCAAGTCCCTAAACATTCCTGCTAAGTACGAGGTACGAGACTACCAGTTAAAGTACTTCATTAAGGGTATCCGTAACAGACGTATGGTTTGTATCGCCCCCACTAATGCTGGTAAAACCTTGCTCACGTACCTCTTCTTCCGTTATTTTAACTGCAAGATGCTGATAACTGTTCCATCGACTACGCTTGTATGGCAGACCATCGACGCATTCAAGGAGTATGGGTACAGCGAGGACGACGTTCATGGAGTCGTAGCGGGCATAGCCAAGCAGACTGATAAACGCTGCACTGTCAGTACTTGGCACTCTCTTCAGCAACAGGGGAGGGTCTTTTTTGAACAGTTTGAAGCCGTCCTTGGCGACGAAGCTCATACGAATGCTGGTCAGACTTTGCAATCGATTATGAACATGCAAACTAACGCCAAATTTCGTATAGGTCTCACTGGCTCGATGCCTGATGAGCCACTCTACAAAAACATCATCGTCGGCTGCTTTGGTCCAGTCATGACGTATATTACAAACGAAGAGATGATCCGTCGCGGATTTAGTTCTGAATGCATTATTAAGGTAATTAAGCTTAATCATGGCCTTGAAATGGACACTCCCATGGATTATGAAACTGAACGCGACTGGTTGTTACAAAACCCCAATCGCAACGAGTTCATTATAAATCTCGTGCTCGGGCTGAAAGGTAACACTTTCGTGATGTTCAAAAATATTTCTCACGGCAAGCACTTGTTTCGCAAAATCGAAGCACGATCTGAAGTGCCTGTCTATTATGTAGCAGGCTCGACACCCATCCCTGAGCGTCAGGCCCTCATCAAAAAGATAGAGAATTCAACGAACTCGGTAACGGTTGCCTCAACGGTTTTCGCCACAGGCGTCGATATCTCGTCAATTGATAACATGGTCATCGTACACCCTTCCAAATCGAAAGTCAAGCTCCTTCAGACGATTGGGCGTGGCTTGAGGAAAAATGTGAACAAACCCATCTTGACATATATCGATTTGTGTGACAAGATCGCAAAATCTGACGGTGTGATCAACACCACGATGAACCATGCCTTCGAAAGATGCAAGATTTACAAGCGTGAAAAGTTCAACGTCAGACATTATACAGTAGACCTTTGACATCGAGCGATTGAGATTTCGGTGGGGTGTCAGAGTTTATCCAGAACCGCTGAGAGGTTGGACCGTGCTGGCAGGGTAGAGCGAAAGCAGGAAGCCCTAGCGTCCATCAGACAGGATCGATACCTGTCTTAAAAAATAGCCTGTAAGTAGGTGCCTCTGTCGGTAGGGAGCACTCGTCTTCGACTCACTGGATACCTTATCAGGAAGAGTCATTGACATGGTTCGATCAAACTTCCCTGGGAATAGGGGAGAGAAGATCGAGCTATGTCTTGATCTACTGTTGTCCTTTCAGGAATATATAAGAGCCTTAACGGCATATACCATATGGAGAAATCTCATGAAATGGTCTGATAGACGAAAGAATGATATGCCCATCAGTATTGCATATACAGATGGTAAAACTCCTTACAAGAAGAAGTTGAAGAAGATAGTTCACCTTAATAAGGCAGCAGAGAAAGCTCGTCAAGCTGAGCTAGTTACATTCAAAACTGAATACACTTTAATAAAAAGACCCACTTAACCCCTTGTATTATGAATTTTCATACCTACATCTGAAAAGCCGTAACTGTACGTGCAAATCATGAAAATTCATTATCAAGGAGAAATGCGTGACTGAAGAAGTAGGCGTGGTGATAGCTGTTGACGAAATAATTGACCCAAGAATTATCGTTAAAAAGAAATCAAACAAGAGATACATAAACGGTGTAGACTTCCATAACAAGCTCGTATGGTTCTACAATGCCCGAGAGAAGAACCCAGACATCGCAATCCCCCTATTCATTGGATTGTGTTTGAGACATATTGCAACCAACTTAGCAAGTAAAGTAAACTTCTCATCCTATTCTTTCAAGGAGGAGATGGTTGGCGATGCTATTGTTAAGATGATGGAA